AGTAGTAGCGGCGGCGGAACTTCTCGGTGCGACGCGGACGCCACACGGCGGCGAAGTCGGCTCCCCGGTAGGCGGCCAACTGGAGCCCGACCTGCTCGGGGTAGGGCGTCTTCGGGTTGCCGCGGGAGTCGACCGGATCACGGGAGGTCTTGTAGTCGGTGAGGAACCGAACCCCGTTGATGGTGAGGAACGCGTCGGCCTGCCCGGCGTAGCCGTAGGTCGGGTTGTAGACGCACACCTCGGTGGCCTGGTAGCTCGGTTGGAATCGGTGCAGCCAGTCGTCGAACTGGTTGAGCATCCGCCCCACCAGGTTGACCTCGGCCTCGACGTCGACCTGTTCCCCGCCGGCGCGGACGACCAGCTCGGTGACGAACTCGCGGTTGGGTTTGCTGCCGGTCAGCGCGTAGGCCTCGCAGACGGTGTGGGTGACGGTGCCCAGCGCGGTCGCCGCCAGGCTGGTCTTGGGGCGGCGGAATCGGGCGTCGCGTAACCATTTGACGGCGTCGGCCCGGCCACGATCTTCGAGCATCGCCTGCCAGGTGGCGTTGTTGTCGATGGCCGCGAGCGCGGTCTGTTCGGCCGCCCAGTACAGCAGGGCGGGTTTGTCGAGGGCGCCGAGAATTGTCGTAACCGACCAAAGGGTGAGGTCTTCGGGGTCGGCCTTGTCGACCTCCAGGGGTTCCAGCCCGAGGGTGTTGGTGGTGGTCATGGTCAGTCCCCGATCGAATTGAACTGGTGGTGGCCGCAGGCGTCGCAGGTGTAGCTGTCGCCCCAGGCTTCGAGTTGCCAGGTGATGTGCTCGCTGCAGTGGGAGCAGTGCCCGAGCGCGCAGCCGGGGGTGCCGCACGGGGGGGTGTAGGTGACGTTCACCAGTGGTTCCTTTCTGGGTTGGCGGGCGCTTCGTCGATCTCGACGACGCGGTCCGGGTTGAGGTGGTGGGTACGGCCGTCGTCGGTGTGGACGACGACCCAGCGGGGATCGTCGAGGAGAATCTCGCCGGAGAAGGTGCGCATCATGCCGCCGACACCCTCCTCGAAGAGGACCAAGCCGTTCATGCGTCGCCGTTGATGAACGGCGCGAACTGGAGAGCGGTCATGACGTCGGCGGGATTTGTGTCTCCGCCCACTGCGTGAAGGTTCGTTGTCTAGCCTCGGTCATCGCCGCAGCCAGGAAGTCCGCGCCGTCGCAGGTGATGTAGCGGGTCTTGTGGTCCTTGTCCGCGCGTTCACGTTCGGTCCGAGAGAAGGCACGGAAGTCCTCGGGGGTCGCGGCGCGCAGCGCGACGCGTTCCTTGATGCGGCGCTTGTTGCCGTGCTCGTCGACGATTTCGGTTTCGATGGCGATGGGCTCGTTGGCCTGCTCCCACCAGTCGAGGACGAGTTGTCCAGTCTCACCGATCGTCCGCAGGAGGGTGTTGGCGCGGCGGGTGGCCTGGGCTTCCCGTCGTCGGACGAACTGTTCGAGCGCGAACCGGCGGATTTCGTCATCGGGGATGGCCGAGCGGGGGATTGCGTCGACGACGGCGTTGGTCCATTCGGTGTCGGTGTACCGGTCGGGTCGTTGCTCTCGGAGGAGGCGGTCGACGAGGTCGCGGAGCGGTGTCACAGGCGAGTCGGTGGCCATGTCATCTCACTTTCGATACGGAGGAACCGGGTGCGTTCGCGCTTCTTGAGTGCGTGGAGGACTTCGTCGCGGTAGGGGTGTTCGCGCATGGAGTAGGCGCCGTCGAAGCCGGAGAGGAAGGCCTGGACTCGGTTCGCGTCGCGTCTGATCGCGTCCTCGTGGTCGCGGCGTTCGCGGTCGAGGCGGGCCTTCTCCTCGCGGTTGCGTTCGAGCCAGATGGCCCAGGCCTCGCGGTGGTTGTCGTAGGTGCCGTCGGCGACCTTCGAGAGGAGTTCGGTGGCTTCGTGCTCTTCGAGGGAAGCCTGGGCGTCGGCCTCTTCCTGCTCGGCGCGTTCGGCGTCTTCGAGGGCCAGCCGTTCCTCGTCGCGAATGTCACACGCCTTCTGATAGGCGGCGTCGAGGGCTATCTCCTCCTGGATCACCAGCGACGCAAGATCATGCGCATGGTCGAGGACGAGTCCGCACTCCTTGAGTCGGGACTGCCAATCCGCAGTGCTATTGGCGGATTCGCCAATAGCGACGCTGCCTCGTTTCCACCGTCCGTTTTCGCGTCTGCCGTCGGCTTCGAGCACAAGCGCGGAGGACATCGCTCGGGCCCCGGTCGACATATGGCGGCGCGACGAATTGCAGTCGATGATGTATTCGGCGATGTCGTCGTTGCGATAAACCTCAGTGGCCGGTTTGACTCCGGCTTTCTCGCATGCCGCTGCCCGATTCCGGCCATCGATGATGAGGCCCTTCGGGGTGACGACGATCGGGTTGCGGAGCCCATTCGCGGCGATCGATTCCGCCAGCTCGATCAGTTCCGACTCCGGAAGCATCGGGAACATCTCGGCGTAGGGGTGGACGCCTTTGATCGCCGTCATCGCTTTCCTTTCCGATTCTGGTGGCGGCGCCGGTATTCCTCGCTCTTCGGGCAGGCCTGGAAGTGCGACGAGTAGACGGGCATGCCGGCGGCCTGCATTCCGGCGCGCTGCCCGGAGGTGATCACCGTTGCGATCGGCGCCTGGTGGGCCCCGGCGGCGGCGACGGACAGGTTGCCGTTGCGGGTGGGTTGGGCGTCGATCGGGATGACGCGGTCGTTGATGGTGCGGGCGAAGAAGATGTGATCCCCGCATCCACGGCAGCGGACGATCAGTTTGGGATGCGGAATGTAGGCGTTGTCGACGCTGCTCACGATGGGGCCCCGCTGTAGTCGAGGCGGCTGCCCGAGCCGGGCCGGTCGAGGAGGCCTCGGCGGGCGAGCAGGCAGCCGTGCAGGGCGGGTTCGCCGACTTCGGTGAGGATCAGTTCGCGGGTGCGGGCGGTGCCGTGCAGCCAGAGGTCGGCGAGGGCGAGCGCGCCGACGGACACGGTGGTGGTCTGCCCGGTGGCGAGCCGGTAGCGGCGCATGTAGGCGGGGTGGTCGGTGCGGTAGTTGGGTGGTGCGGGCACCCCGGCGGGGGGCGAGGGGGTGCCCGCACCGTTCCCTCCTCCTCCGCCGGGCGGAGTGGTCTCGACGGCGTCCATGTCAGGCGGTGGCTGCGTGGCCGCGCAGCATGGCGTCGACGTCGGAGCGGTGGAACCTGAGATGCCCGCCGGGCGTACGCATTTCGGCGATCTTCCCGGCTTTGACGGCGCGTTTGATGGTCTGGACGGAGACGCCGGCGTAGTCGGCGGCTTCGGCGGCGGTGAGCATCACGTCTCGCCCTGCAGATTCGGTGTCAGGATCAACATGCATGTTTTTGCTCATGTTTCATATCCCTACATGGCGCCACAATCGACGTCAAGCGTTCTGCACACGCATGCATGTTTTTGGATTCGTTTGACACCGTTTGGCTCATGCGCCAAGGTGGGAGCCATGACAGTTGAGCAAGAGATAGAGATCGAGGAGAAGGAGCCGTTCACCCTCGCCTGGAGCGACGGGGACAAGCTCCGCAAGGTCCGGCGGCACCTGGGCCTCAACCAGCGGGAGATGGCCAAGGTGCTCGGGGTGACCTTCGGTCGCTACGCCTCCTGGGAGGGCGACCGGAACCGGATGAAGGACCCACGCAAAATGGCCCGGCGACTGAAAATGCTCGCCGGGGTGCCGATGTGGTGGTTCCTCGATACCGAGCCGCCAGCAGGCCCAGAAGACTGGCCTACCAGCGGCAACGTGCGCCCGGAGGGATTCGAACCCCCAACCTTCTGTCCTGCAGTGCAATTGGCCATGACGACCTCGGAGGAAGGCGCAGGCCAGGCGGCGTAATGCCGCTCTGAGAGCCCTCACTACGAACCAGCGGTTGCGCCGTTGGTTCGATTTCGCATGTAGGTCACACCATTCACAACCGTCACATTTGCTCTAGTAAATGAAATCCAAACTAGTGACAAACGTGCACAAACCGGAGCAAGATTCACACTCATGAACCACAACACCAGTAACACAGGTAACACGGGACGCGCCAAATCGGTACCGGCAGAATGGCAGCCGCTGCTCGCCGACTACCTCCGCCACCTCCGCGCGATGGGCCGACCGCACACCACGGTCAACACCCGCCGACAGCAACTCGAACGGCTCGCACGGGCATTGTCCGGTTCGCCAAACGACGTCACCCTCGACACGATCGTCGAGTACCAGGCGGGGCAAACGTGGTCGCTGGAGACCCGACGCGGACACCGCAACGCCGCCTGCTCGCTGTTCGGCTGGGCGCACAAGACCGGGCGGCTGCCGACCAACCCGACCGAGGATTTGCCGCTGGTGCATTCGTCGACCCCGGCGCCGAGGCCCGCCCCGGATCGGGTGTGGGCAGCCGCGCTGCAGACCCCGTCGAAACGAGTGCAGCTGATGCTGCGGCTCTCGTGTGAGGCTGGGCTACGCCGCGCGGAGGTCGCCCAGGTCCACACCGAGCATGTCGAGGAGGGCTCCACCGGTCCGGTGCTCCGGGTGCTCGGCAAGGGTGCTCGGGTGCGGATCATCCCGATCAGCGACGACCTGGCGAGCCAGATCGAGAAGGGGGCGGCGGGACACACCCCCGGGGCGGCGCGCCACGGCTGGCTCTTCCCGGGCGACGACAACGGTCATTTGTCGGCGCGCTGGGTCGGGCATCTATGCGCCGAGGCGCTCCCGGGGGCGTGGACGATGCACACCCTCCGGCACCGGTTCGCGACGCGGGCGCATCGCGGGACCGGCAACCTTCGGGCAGTGCAGACATTGCTGGGTCATGCTTCGGTGGCTACCACCCAGCGCTATACCGCGGTCGATGAGGATGAGGTGCGTGCTGCCATGATGGCCGCAGCGTAATACGGGCACACGTAACAACTTCCCCCCTCCCCTCTACCGAAATCCGCCACCCCCTGCTCCCTTAAGCGCGGGGGCGGCGGATTTCCTTATCCTGGCACGCATTTGGTCGGGTTGTCATTTATTTGGCCCGATTTGCTGCGCTGAACATAGGTCTTTGACGGGATGATTTCGTACACTCTCATTCGAGACGAGACCGTCCCAAACCAACACAAAGAAGGGCATGAGCATGGGGTTCCGAGATTTCCGCGACCGCTACCGGGAGGAGCACCAGTTCGATTGCCTGGCCACCGGGAAGTGGCGCCTGTACGGAAAGAACCTGCAGATCGAGGGCCTCAACTATCCGGTCGCCGGGGCGAAGGCTTCTTACGAATCCGGCGCGCAGGCCGCTCCCCGATTGACGGCCACTCGGGTCGCTGCCGGGGCGGTGATTGCTGGGCCACTCGGCGCGGTGATCGGCGGGCTGGCGAAGAAGGATATGTCGACCATGTTCATCATTCTGGAGCTGGCCGACGGTGAGGTTCTCACGGTCGAGGCCCGCCCCCGCGACGAGGCGAAGGTCCGCCGTTTCGTGAAGGCGGTCAACACTGCTTCCGAGTATTGGACGCAGACCGCCTGAGCAGCCATATTGGAAAGCGCTGAGTGAACCACCCTCGTGGGTGGTGTAGGTCAGAGCCGGGAGGCGTTTCCCCTGCGGGGGAGGCGCCTCCCCTTTCGTGTCAGAGGTCGCCTGCCTCGATCCAGTAGATGGCCTGCGAGGCCGACTGTGATCCGAACAGCGGGTCGAGGGCTTCGACGCACACTCCCCAGTATCGGTATCCGCTGCCGACGGCGATCGTCTCCGACTGCATCGCCACACCATCGACGTAGGTGTCGAACTGGTTGCCCCGGCGCTGCAGTTCGATCTGCGACGAACGCGAGATGCCCGCGTCGACGGTGGCCACGGTCCTTTGCCGTGACCCGCCGGATGCGGCGTTACCGACGCCGTTGGGGGTGCCGCCGGTCAGGTGGATGAGCTGGGTGCCGTTGCGTGCGGTGGTTGAACAGGTCAGCGACACGAGGTGGGTCAGTGTCGAGTCCCCGGCGAGGAAGATGGAGGTGTAGCAGTCGCCGGTGCGGCCCCAGGAGGGGTCGGTGAGCTGCGCTCGCACGTACTGGTTGTCGGTGCCGAACTGGCCGGCGACGTAGGTGGCCCAGGAGGCGGCCTGGCGGCCGGTGTTGTTCGCCACCGACCCGGCCTGCAGGCGGGTGGAATCGCTGATGACCGCCGACGGGTTGGATAGTTGGTCGGTGCGCCAGGCGGCGCCGAGGGTGGCGCGACTGAAGTTGTCGAGGTAGTAGGTTTTCGGCGACCAGATGAGCGTGTTGCCGAGGTAGACGGCGGCGGCCTGGGGAGCGCCGACGCGCACGTCGGCGGCCCGGGCGGCGCCTGCATAGAGGTCGGCCATCAGGTGAGCACGTAGACGGTGGTGGCGGATTTGGACGGTAGTGCGTTGTAGGCGGCGGTGGTGCCGACCCACAGCGACAGCCCGGCCCCGGTCACCTTGGTGTTGAGGGCGGCCTGGGCTGCGGTGGAGATGGCCTTGTCGGTGTCGGCGGTGTTGTCGACGGCGGAGAGGCCGACGGCGGCCTTGTTGAGGGTTTGCCAGCTCTTGTCGCCGCGCCAGTACTGGCCGGTGGTGCCGAGCGAGATGCCCGGTTCCCGGCTCGACATGTACATGGCCTGCGGCGCGGAGATGGGTTTGTCGGCGTCGGCGGTGTTGTCCACATTGGACAAACCGACGGTGGCCTTGCTGATCGGCTGCCACGTCTTGTCGCCGCGCCACCACTGGGTGGTGGTGCCCCCCGCGATGGCTGGTTCGCGGGCGCCGATCGCATCGGCCTGGGCGACCGAGACCGGCTTGTCGGTGTCGGCGGTGTTGTCGACGGCGGCGAGCCCGATGTCGGATTTGGTGATGCGCTGCCAGGTGCGGTCGCCACGCAGATAGGTGGTGGAGCTGCCGCCTGCGGGGACGCTTTCGATGGCGGCGAGCGCGGCGTCGAGGTTGGTGATGTCGTGGGTGGTGTGGGTGTGGACCCGGTCGGCCTTCTCGCCGATGCGGGTGGAGACGGTGGTGGCGAAGTCGGGATCGCCGCCGAGCGCGTTCGCCAGTTCGTCGAGGGTGTTGAGGGCTTCGGGGGCGTTGTCGACGAGCTGGGCGACCGCTGCGTCGAGCATGGCCTGGGAGACCTCGCCGGGCACACCCTGCGGGCCGGTCAATCCGATGGGGCCGCGCTCACCGACGGGGCCCTGCTCGCCGGTCAAACCGATGGGGCCGCGCTCACCGACGGGGCCTTGCTCGCCGCGCTCGCCCTGGATGGACTCACCCGGGATCCCCTGCGGGCCCCGCTCCCCCTGCGCACCGGTGGCTCCGGTTTGCCCCTGCGGGCCGACGGGCCCGGTCTGGCCGGGCTCGCCGCGCATCGGGGTGAGGATGCCGGTGCCGCGTGGGACGCGGATGGTGCGGTCTTCGTCGCGGAGGACGGTGACGACCTGGTCGTCGGAGCCGACGAGGATCATGCGCTCTTCTCCTTGACCTTGCGGACCTTGCCGGTCTGCAGCTCGATGCCGGGCAGGGCGCCGTCCTCGGCATAGAGCAGCCAGTAGTCGGTGCCTGCGGGGATGGTGGCGATCTGGTCGCCGGTGATGGTGATGGTGGCCCGGTTCCCGGACAGGGTGAACGGGTACTGGATGGTGCCGATCAGGAATGCGAGCGCGGCGCCGGTCGGGAAGTCGCCGCCGGAGAGCCGGAAGCTGTATTCGAAGTCGCCGACCGTGGGAAGGTTCAGGTCGGCGACCGGGGTGGGATGGCGGATGTCGCCGCCTTCGCCGGGCAGGTCGGCGCCGATGAGGTCGTTGAGGTGGACGGTACCGTCGTCGCCGGGCCCGAAGGTGATGGGCACCGACGGGACCGCGACCTTGGCCCAGTGCAGCTTGGGGGTGGCCCGCCACCAGACGGGGGTGCCGCCGATGGCGGCGACGAGCCGGATGCCTTCGCGGCCCTGCTGGTCGGTGAGGATGCCGTCGGCGACGAGCGCGACGACCGGGGAGATGGATACCGACCGGGCGGGGCTGCCGACGGGCAGGCTGCCCGAGGAGCCCAGCAGCGGGGTGAAGGTGACCAGGCCGGTGGGGGCGACCTCGTCGGGGTCGGGGTCGTCGTCGAGGATGCCGTCGTCGATGATGTGGCCCCAGGCGCCGGTGACGGTTTGGTAGTCGATGTCGGCCATCAGGTGCCGCCTTCCGTTGTTACAACATTGGTGACGTCGTCGGTTTCGGATTCGGGGATCACGTCGTAGGCGTTCCAGTTGTCGATCGGGGAGCCGGTGGTGAATCCGGAGTGCTCAATGACGGCCCCGCAGAACCGGTTTCCGGGCCCGGTGCTGATGGAGCCGTCGTTGACCCAGGAGACGGTCGGGTCGTCGTCGGGGTAATACCACTCGCCGGTACTGCCGTCCTGGAGCTGGGGGAACACCGAGAACACCCCGTCGGCGACCGAGGCCCGCCAGCGCCGCGTGTTGTCGGAGAAGCTGCCCGAGGCGACCTGGGTGGACTGGCTGTTGAGGTCGGGGCAGACGAACAGGTAGACGGTGGTGGCGTTGATGGCGACGTAGAGGAAGTTGGTGAAATCGCCTCGGCAGCACAGCATCACACCGGAGGTCATGGACGTGACGTTGGTCAGGTCGAAGTCGACGTTCACCTTGTCGGTGCTCATCGGCAGGATGTAGATACCGGCCGAGGCCTGCCCGGCGAGTTGGGTGGACGGGTTGGCCATCCGGTTGCTCGCGACGGTGAGGTTGTTGCCGCCGTTGGTGGTCAGCGCCCAGTTGGGGCCCAGCGCGCCACGGTTGAAGTCATCGAAGATGTTGCGGGGGGCGTTGATTTGGCCGACGTCGGAGCCGAATTGCACGAACGGGATCGAGCCCGAGTAGAACGAGTCGGCCTGGGCGGCGGTGATGGTGGCCGGGGCGTTGCTGGCGGTGCGGACCGCCCCGAAGTGTTTGGGCAGGAAGCCGGGCAGCGACGCCGGCGCGGGCACCGATGCACCCGCGATGGAGACCGACCCGGAGCCGGACATGCGGAATTGGAGGGCGATCGATTCGCCCAGCTCGACGAGGAACTCGGGGTAGGCGACCTGCTGCCAGGCGAGGTTGGGGAGCAGGGTGCCCGCGAGGTTGGCCGAGGAGTGGTGGAGCTGGTAGGAGCCGTCGGGGAGCATGCGGTAGACGTCGATGTAGAAGGCGTCGACGGTGCCGGTGCGGGAGGCCATGAAGGTGGCGGTGGTCTTGTGGACCGGCAGCTCGCAGCGCAGGATGCCCCACCGCGAGGTGGTTGCGTTGATGGTGACGACGTCCCCGGCGCGCAGGGTGGCGTGCGGGAGGGTGGCCTCACCGGTCGGGTCGACGCCTTCCCAGAGCGGCCGGTTGGTTTGCACCAGGAACACCTGCGCGATGGTGGTGATCTGGTTTTGGGCGACGACCGCCTTGCTGTCGGCGGCCTCCACGTTCTTGTTGAGCCCGAACATCTCCTCGAACAGGTCGCCGATGGCGCCGATCAGGTTCGGCACCTCGATGCCGCGGATGGCCTGGATGATCGCGTGGATCGACTCGGCGAGGTCGGACTCGGTGCCGTCGGCCTGCAGCCACCGCAGCGAGAGCAGGTCGGAGATGGTTTTCAGCTCGGCGGTGGCCCCGGCGAAGATGCCTTGGATGGAGGCCAGCAGGTCGGTGAGGTTGGCGAGCCCGACCGCCCAGTCGTCGAGGCCGGTCAGCCAGGTGAGGCCTTCTTCGGCCTGGTCGATCAGCCACTGCTGCAGCGGCCCGAAGTTGCCGCCGATGGCCTGAATCAACGCCAGTCCCAAAGAGATCAGGTCGTCTTGGGACAGCTGCTCGAACAGTGAGGCGACCAGCGCGGTGACGTTGTCGGCGACCGACGGGGACGCGGCCTGGACCGGTGGCGGGAAGTGGAAGCGTGGCCGTTCCGGCTGGTCGGCGACGACCACTCCGGTTTCGGTCATGCCGACACTCCGACCCGCATCAGCCGCACCCGCAGCTGGGCGTTGGTGGAGCGGTACTGCCAGGGCAGCAGCACACCGGCCCGCTTGACCGCCGCCACATACAGCGTTACGGGGGTGTTGATCGGGATGATGCCTGCGGTCGAGGTGGGGTCGATGTCGACGTTGGAGTGGGCCCGGAACATGACCTCACGCCAGTTCTCCCCGTCCTGGCCTTTGCCCAATCCGACGACCTCCCCGGAGGTTTGGTTGTCGCGGCGAATCTCGACGTCGACCTGGGTGCCGATCCCGGCGTAGACGTCGACGCCTCCGGCGAAGTCGAACCGGTAGGGATACGGGCGGGCCGGAATCTGCACCGAGAACAGGACGGCGCGGGTGTCGGTGGGCAGCCGGGTGGCGGTGGGGAACCCGGACGGAGACACCACGTACTCCTCGACGAACGCCGAGCCGGTGACCCAGCGCAGCTTTCCGTCGCTGGAGTAGGCGAGCACATCGCCTGCGGCGGGGCTGGAGTCGTCGGCGACGTCGACCGAGTGGATCACCGATCCGGACGGCCCGGTGGGGCCCTGTTCCCCGGCCGGTGGGGTCGGCAGGTCGAGGCCGAGGGTGTAGGTGCCGTTCGCGCCGTTGACCCGCACCCCGAAGGTGGCGGGCTGCTCCTCGCCGCCGACGGTCAGCGCGCCGGGTTCGAGGACCGGCGGTGGGCCGACCGGCCCGGGGGTGGCGTAGACCTCGTGGTAGATGACGAACGTCTCGCCGGTCCACACCCACTGGTCGTCGGTGTCGGTGTTGCGGTAGGCCCAGTTGACGTTGGCGACGGTGAGAACGTCGCGGAGCGCTTCGAGCTGGGCGGTGGTGCGCTCGCCCTGATGGACCGCCCCGGGTGCGCCCGGGTCACCCTGCTCGCCCTTGTAGGCGGGTAGCCCCATCACGGCACGTTCGGCGGCCCCGTCCTGGCGGCGGCGGACGTGCAGATAGGTTTCGGTCATCGGTGGGCTGCCCGCCGGTTGGGCGAGCCCGAAGATTTCCAGCTCGGTGCTGATGGTTTCGATCGGATCAGCCATGAGAGTCGGTCCTTTCCCTCACTCGGGTTTTCAGCTGCGTCCAGGCGTCGTCGTGGTTTTCGCCGAGCACGGAGATGCCGGTCACGCGGTGGGTCATGCGCACCACTTCCCCACCGATCTGTTCGATCTGGATGTCGCCGAGGTCGGGGGTGGCTTCCCAGTCGCCGAGCGCGATCCAGTCCTGGCGGTCCAGGTCGTAGACCAGCCCTTGGGTGTAGTTGCAGATTGCCTGGGCGAGTAGCTCGCTGACTCCGGGCGGAACCGGTGCCCGCCGGCCGTTGGCGAGCGGGGTGTCGCGGAGGAACTTGCCGAGCCGCACGACGGTGGGATCGCCTATGCCGTAGGCGGTGTCAGCCATGTGGACTCCTTGGGGTGTAGGCGTCGAGGTAGAGCGGCCCGGCGACCAGCAGGGCGAGCGCGAGGACGGCGAGGGCGGCGTCGGCGGCGAGCCAGTGCGCGGCGGCGACGCCACCCCACATGGCGCCCACGCAGTACCCGGCGCCGAACAGGGCGGCGAGCCGGATCACTGTGGGCCGGGGCTCTTCTCGGCGGTGTCGACCTGGTCGATCACCTTGGTGTAGAGCGAGTCCGAGAGCCCGTTGGGGGTGATGGCGAGCCCGAGGACCAGCGCGGCGAACAGCACCGCACCGATCAGCGCGTCGACCCAGTGGGGCAGCTCGGTGAACGTCGACGTCAGCCACCAGGCGAGCGCGAGCCCACCGAGGACCAGGCCGGTGGCGGTGTTGGCGTACTTGGCCCACCAGGGCTGGGATTCGAGCCAGCGGCGCAGATGGTCGACGAGGATGTCGCGGTCAATGTTGGGGGTGGGGGTGGTCATGTCAGCACCTCGGATCGGGGTAGGGGTTGTTGTGGGCGGTGATGATGTAGTTCTGCACCGCGGCGATGTAGTTCTCGCGGGCCTTGTTGCGGGCCTCCTGGTTGTCGGCGTTCTCGGGTAGCTCGATCAGCCGCCGCATCAGGGCGGCGTTGGCTTCGGTCTGCTTGCTCGACGCCTCCGAGCGCAGCGCGATCGTTTCGCGAAACTCGGCGTTGCAGCGGGCTTGTCGGTACTGGGCGACCGCGCTCTGAAACATCGACAGGCAGGCGATCACCGCCACCACGATCACCACGTTGCGCATGACGTGCGGCGCGAACTCCAGGCTGCGTGTCCCGGACTTCGTCTTGTGCCATTGCACGGCCTGCCCGAGCACGAGGCCGATGGTCAGCGCACCGAACACGGCGATCGCAATCTGCCATGCGTTATGCGGCACCAGGATCGCTGTCGTCATCTCCACCACCTCCGACCGAGACCGATGTCGTCGTCTTCTTGTCGAGGCGTGCTGCGGCTGTGGCGATGATGCCGACCGTCGCGATCATGAGGGTGTCGACCCCAGCGATCGATTGGCGACCCAGGAGCAACTGGGCCACGAAGTTCGTGGCCCAGGCCGCGACGACGACAATGATCACCGCCCGCAGCAGCCACGGAGGGATTCTCATCGCCGTGTTCTCCTGCGGGTCGGATCATTTGCCGATGCTGTCGAGAACAGCCTGAGAGCCTTTGTCGCCCTTGGCCGCTTCACGCTTGACGAGGTCGAGGCACCAGTCGACGCCTTGGCGGGCCTGGTCCTCGACCCACGTTTCGTGGATGCGGGCGTCGATGTTGAGAACGAACCCGGCCAGCGTGTCGACCAGATCGTCGTTGGCGCGGTACTTGGACCGGCTCGGGAACTTCTTCCCCAGCTCCTCATCTGCCTTGCTCATGGCTCCTCCAAACATCTCGTTGAACTGCTGACCGGTGCCCCGAAATGCGTTGGCATCGATCGATTGGCCTGCGACACCGGCGTTCTCGGTGAACTGCAGGAGGTCTATGCGCCGGTTGCCCATGTCGGCCCACCCGGCGTGGGCGTCGCCCGGGTACAGCGCGGCCGGGAGGCCGCTGCCGTTGACGTAGTGGCTGTTCCAGATGCCGACGTCCACCGGCAGATTCGCCAGGTTGGGTGAGCCCATGTGCCCGGACCAGAACCAGCGCGGCAGGTAGATCGGCAGGAACGTTTTGAAGCCGACGGCCTTGTAGGCGTTGATGCGGGCGACGAGGTCGTTGTAGTTGCCTCCGCCGCTGGTGTCCTCGTAGTCGATCTGCAGCGGGAAGTCGGTGGACCCCGCATGCGAGGCGAGGGTGCGTGCCTCGGCGGCCGGGTCGGAGGCTCGGCGGCAGAACACGTAGCCACCCCACCGGCCGGGGAACCACTTCTGCATTTCGGCTTTCGCGCGCGGCCAGTACGGGTCTCGGTACCCGGAGCCCTCGCTGATCTTGTGGGTGGCGAACACCATGCCCTCTGACCGTGCGCGGGCGAAGTCGAAGTTGCCCTGGTGGTTGGAGACGTCGATGCCGAACAGCGTCATGGCGTGTTCCCCCGTTCTACCCACGTCTCGTGGACGCGGCCGTCGATGTTGAGGATGAATCCGGCGAGCGTGTCGATCGGCTCGTCGGTGGTGCGGTACTTCGACCGGCTCGGGTAGCTCTTGCTCAGCTCGGCGTCGGCGATCGGGTGGTCGCTGGCGACGGTGACGGTGATGTCGGTCGGGTAGGCGTAACCCTTCGGGGGGATCAGCGAGGCAAGCTGGTCCAGGCTGATCCAGTACTGGAAGGGCCGGAATCCGCTGTCGGCGATCAGGACTCGCCGGGTGGCGCTGTCGTAGCCCATGATCGCGATGTAGTGGTAGATGGTGCCTGGCCCGTAACTGGGCACCGGGTAGTTGGAGGGCGGGGCGACGATGTTGGCGACGATGCCGTACCCGGCGTTGATGGCGGCGACGATGTCGTTCCACAGCGTCTGCTTCTGCGCGGCGGTCGGTGGGTCCTTGGGCATCTCCCGGACCTGGTAGCCGCCGCCGATGTGACGGTTGAGGACCTTGGGGAACTGTCCGATCCAGTCGGTGCCGTTGACCGTGGTGCCGAGTTGGCCGGCCAGGGTCTGCTCGGATACGAACACGCCGCGACCGGAGAGCACGTTCTGGGTCGACGCCGGGCCGCACCAGTAGTAGGTCTCCTGCACGATGATGTTCATGTCGTGGTCAATCGTTTTGACCGTCATAGGGTTTCGCCTTCCTATTCTGCGAGGGCGGCGCGCGTCATCCACTGGGTGAGGCCGCGGATTTTGCCGAGCGCCATCGCACCTGGCTCCAGCTCGGCGTCGGGTTTGCCGACCTGCAACGTCAGGTCTCCGAGCGCGGATTCGGTGTCCTCGTAGGTGATTTCTTCGAGGTAGTCGACGTCGACCTCACCGGCGTCGTCGGCGACGCCGAGCGCATCGCCGAGGTTGATGTGCTTGCCCACGAAGTAGGGCGAGCCGTTCTGCACCTTGATGGTGTGGCTGGTGTAGTCGCGGGCCTTGAAGTGCGCCTTCTTCATGCCCTGCCCGGTCTCCAGCGACAGCCCGGTCGAGGAGGACTCGGCGAACCCTTCACGTAGCCGCCAGTCCCCGGCCTCGTTGGCGGCGCGGAGGTCTTCGTCGGAGTGGAAGGCCATGATGGTGTCTTTGACCAGCGGCTCGAACACGCCGAGGGTGAGGTTCGAGAGCGGACCGGCCAACGCACCGGCCGCGCCGGTCGCCGCCAGCGCCGCCCCGGCAGCACCCAGCAGGGCGTTAATCCCCGACACGAGCGCGGTATTGAGCCACTCGGGGCTCTTGCCGCCAGCGGTGACCCGGGTACCCAGACCGGTGTGGACGGTCTGGGCGAACTCGTCGACGGGGGTGTACTGGCCGGTGGTGTAGACGGGCCACGGCTTGTCGGCGATCATGCCGGTGGCCTTCTGCAGATAGTCGTCGTAGCTCTCGCCGAGGATCGGGTAGAGAATCCAGTTGATCGAGTCGTCGGCCATCTTCAACCCGGTCCGCAGCAGCCCGTCGACGAGCGTGCCGGTGAACGCTGCGGGAGCGTCCTTTTCGACGAAGTCGAAGATGAGGCGGGGCCGGTCGAGGTGGCAGAACTCCGGGAACGGCTGCTCATCGACCTCCGGGTCGAAGAACTGGTAGGTGATCTGCATGTTCTCCGCGTCGCAGATGTCGGTGAACGCCGTCATCGCGTCGTCCATCCGCCACTCGGCGGTGATCCACGGGCTGGTGTCGAAGAGCAGCTTGTTGCGCGGGTTGACCATCATCGGATACATGGCCTTGGCGAGCAGGTTGTAGGTGTCCAGCTCCAGCAGGTTGCCGGTCGGGATGGACCACAGACTTGCCTGCAGCCGTATGAGATTCGCGGTCAGCGCGGCGGCCATGTTGGTCGACGCTGAGCCGAAGGCGAACCAGTAGTGGATCGGCTGGAACTCCGGGGGCAGCGCCGGGCACGGCCAGAGCCTGATCCAGGAGAGGTGTTCGAGCGCGCCGACGGCGGTGACCTCGATGTAGCGTTTGCGGCCCTTGCGGGTGCGGGTGTAGTCGGTGACGAACCAGAGGGTGGTGTAGTAGGGCAGCCGCACCACGATCGGGCGGACGGTGCGGCGGGGCTGCCCGTCGAACCAGCCCCGGTAGTGCTCGTCGTCGGGCACCAGCACCGTCAGCGATCCGGCCTGGGACTTCTTGTCGGTGAACTTGAGTTCGCGGTGATCGCCGACGTAGCCCCAGATGCCCATGTCCTTGGTGCGCAACTCGATGACGGCTTTCGGATTGCGCAGTTGATCGCGCTCGGCCTGCTCGGCGTAGGTGAGGTCGGCGAAGGCCGAACGCAGGCTCACAGGAGCCCCTCGACCTCCTGGGTGCAGGCACCGAGCAGCGCGGTGTCCGGGCCGGGGCCGGTGACGGTGATGTCGATGCGGGTGACCTCACCGGCCGGGATCGGGGCGAGGTACTTCTGCCCCTTCATCAGCGGCCACATGTTCTCTTCGGTGCCATCGGGGTTGCGGACCCGGATGGTGGGGCGGGCCTCGTCGGTGTTGATCAGCATCTGCTGCCCGGCCTTGATCGGCGGGTGGGTGACGTCGTTCCCGGCGAATTGCAGTCGCAGCGCGCCGGGCCCGGCGAAGACGAACCGGGGCCACGCCTCCCACTCGGGGCCGGGATAGAGCGGCAGGCTGCCTTGCCCGGTGCCGAGCGGGTTGGTCCATTCGCGGACATGGTCGGCGACCCGGGCCAGCGGACGCTCGACGAGCAGCACCAGGTCGAACTCGGCGCCGCGGGTGATGCGCGGATCGAACGGTAACGTCGCCTTCAACGATCCGCGCCGCACCCCGACCCAGTGCCAGCCGGTGGCGTTGGAGTAGACGCACAGCCACGACAGCCGGTTCTTCGGGATGAGTCGTTTGAAGTGCTCGCGGCGCCGCCGGAAGTCGTCGGGGCTGTTGCCGAGGATGAAGATCGGCATGGATATCTCGGAGTGTTTGAGCGTCATACCGATCCACTCCTCACCGAACTCGCGGGCGGCGGAGTCGAAGACGTCCTCGAAGGGCACCTCGTCGAATCCCTCGACGTTGCCCTGCGCGATCCAGGCACCCAGCTCGGTGTGCGACTTGGCACCCGAGAGCCGATAGTGCTCGCCGGTCCACGCCACCAGCTCAACGACGGTGTGATCGGTGAGGACCGCTGCTGCCATCACCAGCCTCCTACCAGTGCGTTGGACTTCGCCAAACGCCGTGTCTCGCGGGTGGATTGGCGCACGGCTTCGGTGACGTCCTCGGTGTGATAGTGGTTGTGCAGCTCCAGCGGCGTCGCGCCGGCCGGGCCCTCGCCCTCCTCCTCGTGGGGCACCCCGTTGCCGAGGTTGGTCGCCACGTCGGCGATGGCCTGGAACTGCCCCGCCGAGGGCAGCGATTCGAGGAGGTCATCGAAGTAGGCCCACTGCGACGGCGACAGGATCGCCTCCGGGCGGCCGGTCTTGTTGACCGCCACCGACAGCCCCGGCGGCAGCCAGCCGCCGGAGTCGTAACCGTGGCCTTGCCCCCACTGGGCGGTGAGGTCCATGCCGTAGCGGCCCTTGTAGTAGCGCAGCGCGGCGACCATGTTGGCGAACGGATCACGGCGGTTGTCGGGCAGCTCCGGGTCACGGTTGGCGGCGAAGGTGGCCGGGATGATTTGCAGCAGGCCCACACCCGCGCTCTCGCCGCTGCCGTTGACGTCGGTGATCTGCTGGGCGATGTTCGGGTCGCCACCGGACTCGGAGTCGATCTGGGCGATCATCGCGTTGACCTGAGCGACGTCGTTGGCATTGAACCCGACCCGCGCCATCGCCTGCTTGGCCAGCGACCGCCACTGCTCGGCACCCCCGGACGGGTTGTACTCGTGGCTCTGCTCGGGCATCTGGGTCGTCAGCGGCGTTTGCTGGGTCTCGTAGCTCGCCCCGGACCCGTAGCTGGGCTCCTCGTAGGCGCCGCCGCTGGTGCTGTCGGTGACCGCCTGATCGCCCTGGGTGGTGTCGGTCTGTGCCTCCGGCGTCTGCGTCGCCTGCTCGGTGGTCTCCTCGGTCTGCTCGGAGGTGCCCGCCTGCGCCGCTGAGTCGCCCTGTGTCGTCGTCGCGTCGGAGGTGCTGTCCTGACCGGCCGTGGTGCCGTCCTGGCCCTTCTGCTCGGCCAGTGGGGCGAATGCGTCGTAGAGCTTGTCGAGGCCGAAGAACGACAGGGTGTCGTCGAGGATGCCTTCCCCGGCGGTCTTGCCCAGCGACTCCAGCAGCTTGCGCAGCTTCTCGATCTGCTCCCAGTTGAGCACCGCCTCGGGCTTGCCGGTCTCGTTGCGCACGATCGAGGTGCCCTGCGGGAGGTAGCCGCCCGTGTCGCGGAGGATGCCGAGCTTCTTGCCGACGCTCTTGAACGAACCGGTGATCGCCGAGGTGACCTTGCGGGCCCCGTTGTAGACCGAGCGCAGCTTGTCGCCGAGCGCGCCGACCACTGCGAACGCCGTGTCGACGGCCTTGTCCTTGGTGGTCGTCAGCACCTTCGGGGGGATGCCCAGCCACTCCGGGGGCGGCGCACCGATCGCGGCGGCCATGCCCTTCTTGATCGGGTCGATGGCCTTGTCGAGGATCTCCTTGACCTTCTTCTTGATCAGGTTCTCCTGATCGCCGCGCGACGGTCCTCCCCCGCCACCGCCGGACTCGAACGCGCCGTCGGCGCCGATGCCGAGGTGGAACTGGCCGGGCTTCTTCCCGGCGAACTGGGCGTTGTCGGCGCCGACCGCCGCGCCACCGTAGGCGACGTTGCCGTGGCTGCCGCCGGATTCGACGTTGACCGTGGCGAACTCGCGGACCGCCGACAAGGTGCCGGCGGTGTGCCCGCCGCCCGGACCGCCCGGGTCGTCGTGGACACCAACCGAGAAGCCCTTGGCCAGGCCCGGTTTCCAGGGCTGGCCGTCGGGGAACGACGAGGTGGCCCACTTGCGGGCGCCGGAGCCACCGAGAATCTTGTCGGCGATCATCGACATGTAGCCCGAGCAGTCCTCGTTGCCCCACGTGTACGGGTGGCCGTCCTTGGACTTGGCGAACTTGTGGCCCTCGGCGAGCTGGCCTTCCCAGGCGGGAGCGACGTTGGATGCCTTGACGGCGCCGCCGGTTTCGAACCCGGGGAAGGTGCCGGGCGGGAACGCACCCTTGATGTCGGCGTTGCGCGGCGCCGACGGTAGCGACGACAGCGTCTGGGAGGGCAGCGACATCAGGCCCTTGGCGGCGTTCCAGGTGAACGGGATGCCCCGCTCGATCATGGCGCGCATCGCGAACATCGCCTTCTGGCCACCGGCCCGCACAACGTCCATCACGTCCCACACGTGCTCGCCGGGCATCAGCAGCGCGCGGACCGAATCCTTACCGCGCTGCCCGGAGTTCAGCGGCACGTCGCCACCGGTCTTGAAGGCGACCTCACCCAGCGGCTGTGCCTCGGCGAGGCCGGGTAGGAACTTGCGCACCGTGTTCCAGGCTTTGACCAGACCGTTGTTCCAGACGGTGCCGATGACGAAGTTGATCGGCTTGGCGACAAAGCCTTTCAGCTTGTCCCACACCTTCCCGATGCCGTCGACCACCCGGCCGAAGAAGTCGCCGACGGCCCGCAGCGCGGATTTGAGGCCGTTCCAGGCGGGTTTGATGACGTTGTCGACAACTGCGCGGATACCGGCGCCGAGGAGGTTCCACCCGTTCTTGATCCAGCCGAAGACGGTCTGGAGCCCGGTCCAGAGCAGGTTGGCGGCGGCTCGGAGGCCGTTCCACACCGGGGTGATGACGGCCATGACCACGGTGCGGATCGCGTTGCCGACTGCGGAGAACCCCATCCTGATCCAGCCGAAGATGATGTTGAGCCCGGCCCACAGCGTTTGGGCGCCGAGTTTGAGCAGGTTCCAGATCGGGATGATGATCGTGTTGACGATCAGGCCGATGAGGTTGCCGACCGCTGAGAACCCCGTCTTGATCCAGCCGAACACCACTCCGAGTGCGGCCCACATGGTTTGGGCGCCGAGCACCAGCAGATTCCACACCGGCAGGATGATGGTGTTGACCACGAGACCGATGAGCGCGCCGATGGCCTGGAACCCGAGTTTGATGCCGTTGAACACGAACTGCAGGACCGTCCACACCCCCATGAAGGCGGGCTTGAGCAGGTTCCAGACGACCAGGATGGAGCCGAGGACGACGGCGGCGACCACGGCGCCGAGGACTTTCAGCACGGTCATGAACGCCGAGAACACTCCTTGGATCACCGACCAGGCGGCGGCGAACGCGGAGCCGACCCCGGAGAACACGCTCTTGATCACGTTCCAGGTGGCCGAGAAGACGGCTTTGACTGTGTCCCAGTGCTTTATGAGCAACACCACGGCGTTGATGACGAGCCCGATGGGACCGAGGCCGAGGATGAGGAACTGCCAGAACCGTTTCACGAAGCCGATCACTCCGCCGACGGCGTCCTTGAGGGCGTTGAAGGCGGTGACGAAGAATCCGCCGATCGCGGCCCCGGCCTTCTTGATCCACTCCCACACCGACTGCACGATGTTGCGGAAGGTCTCCGAGCGCTTGTAGGCGATGACGACGGCGGCGACCAGCGCGACGATCGCGGCGATGATGATGCCGAGCGCGTTGGCGTTCATGGCGGTGTTGAGCACCCACGTGGCTGCCGCCCACGCCCTCGTCGCCGTCACTGCCTTGGTCAGGTATTTCACGAATCCGCCTGCGGCAGCGGCATTGGCGGTCACCGACATGGCGCCGAGCGCGACGCCGGCGGCGGTTGCGGCGATCGCGAAGTCCATCAGGGTGCTCTTGTTCTTGGTGGCCCACTTCGTCAGGGACGTCAGCCAGACGACCACCTTGGTGAGCGGCCCGATCAACGGCTCGATCGCCGACGCACCGAAGCTGGCCATCGCGGTCTTCGCATTGGCGAGCTTGGCCGGGAGCGTTTCGCCCATCTCCTTGGCATAGGAGCCCATGCCGGTGTTGACGGCGGTCACCAGGTCGTTGAACGAAATCTTGCCTTCCGAGGCCAGCTTTCGGACCTCGGCGACCGACTTGCCGGTGGTCTTCGACAGGTAGGCGGCGGCGTTGACCCCGGCATCGGAGAGCTGGTTGAGCACCCCGGCGTCGATGCGCCCGGAGGCGGCGACCTGCTGCATGATGCGGCCAACGTCGATGCCGGTGCCTTGGGCGGCGGCCGACAGGTTGGTGAACGCCTTGATGGCGTTGTCCATCGGCGCACCGAGCTGCACCCCGGCCTGGGAGAACATGGCCGAGTACTTCGCGGCGTCGGCCAGCGACACCGAGGTGCCGGTGACCTGCTCGGTCAGCTTCGACATCTGCGCCTTGGTCTGATCAGCGGTCAGCCCGACGTTTTTGAACATGATCTGCGCGCGTTGGATGTTCATCAGCCGGTCGAACCCGGACTTGACCACGCCGATCGCGCCGCCAATCCCGATGAACGCTCCAGCGGCGGTGCCGACCCGGCGGGCCACCGATCCGATCGAGGTGCCGAATGTGCCGACCTTCCCGGCAGATTCGCCATACGCGTTGCCAGCGTTGCGGGCCGAGGTGGCGGCCCGGTCGTTGGCCGACGCCGACTTGCCCGCGCTGCTGGCCGCCTCACTGTTGGCGGCGTTGGCCAGCGCCTCCTTGGCGCGGACGGTGTCGGTGGCCGAGGCGTGGGTGCGTTTGGCTGCGGCGACCCGTTCCTCAGCAGATGCGATCTGCGCCGTCGATGCCGACCCCGACTGCCGTAGCTCGTTGAGGCGGGCCTCAGCGACCCGCTGGCTTCCGGCGGTGGTGGCGGCCTGGTTGCGGGCGGTGAGCAGCTCCTGCTCGGCGCGGATCACCGTGCGCGCGGTGGTCGCCTCCCCGGCACGCAGCTTGTCGAGCTGGGCGGACTGGGTGGTCACCTGCGCCTGAGCGGACCCCTGGTTGCGGCGGGCCTTCGCCAGGCTCTCCTCGGCGCGCGCGGTCTGCGAGGCCGTCGAGGAGTTGTTGTTGCGCACCTCCTGCAGCCGTGCCTCGGCGACCCGCACCTGCCCGGCCGCATCCGCCTCGGCCTTGCGGGCGGACGCGAGCTGGGCGGAGGTGCGTTCGATCTGTTTGGCACTGGCCGCAATTCCCGCGGCAGCCTTCTGGCCGGCCTGACGGCCACCGGCCTCGAACTCCGAGGACATGGCCTGGGCGCCACGCTTACCTGCCCCGGACGCCTCCTTGATGATCGGCGCCATGAATCCCTTGAGGGACGGTGCAACCGGCAACCAGATGGTGCTCGCCACAAGATCACCTGCCTCTCAGAGCGAATCGAGGAACTGCATGACTTCTTCGGACGATCGGCCGCCGCGATCGCCGAAGTGCTTCGGGCCGTCCTCGTCGTCGTCTTTGCTTGCCCACGGGAACTGCGGATGGGTACTGGGCACCCGGATGCGGGGCTTGCCGAGCCGGTTCCCGAGCGACGCGGTCTGGACCTGGGTGAGCCGAATCAGGTGCCACAGCAGCACTTCCACCCAGGTCCAGGTTTGCCCGTCGGTGCGGGCCCGATGGACCGCCGAGTTCTGCGGCAGGCCCTCGATGAGGACCCGCAGCTTGCGCAGGGTGATTTCCCCACGCCAGTACTCGGCGACCACGTCACGGCCATACTCGGCCTCTAACGCCGCCTCGCACGCCTCGACGCCGCGCGACGCGAGGAGCGATTGCGCCGTGTAGGGTTTCCCTCGTTCTCGGCCTGCGCCTCACGCATGTGCGCCCGGAAGGCCTCGAAGAACACCGAGCTGGAGCCGTGGATATCGAGGAAAGTGCCGTCGTCGCGGGGGATGTGGGCGACGGTCTCGACGAAGTCGTCGTACTGGTCGTCGCCCATGTACCAGGCGGCCACATCCACGTCGTGCTCGATTTCGGCGAGGTCGTCCTTCTCGTCGTCGTCGAGCATCAGCGGGTCGCGGAAGGTGAACGTCTTCCCTCCCCACTCGAAGGAGACGGTGTAGCCGAGGTCGCCGCGCGCTTCGGCACGCTGGTCGATGAGCTTTTCGAGATCGATGTCAGCCATGTGACAGGGGCCTTTCTATTGTGAAAGTGACAGGGGCCCTATCGGTTTGGGGGACGCGGGGCGGGGTGACCCCTGTCAAGGATGTGTTTCACAACCCCGCCCCACGTCGTCTGTGGGGATCACTCCAGGGCGAAGGAGCTGCTACCGCTGGCCGAGCCACCGCCGGAGAAGGTTTCGACTCCCCCACCGGCTTCGGTGATGCCTTCGGTGTCCCAGTCCTCCAGGAAGATGCGGCGGCACGAGGTGCCGTCCTCGCCGCCGGGGAAGCCGGTGACGGTGACGTTGTAGCCGATCATCTCGTCGGACTTGTAGGTGATCTCGCCGCGCTCGGTGACCTGGGAGGCCGGGAGCGCCGACCGGCGGGCATGGGCCCCGTCGACCACGGTGAGTACCAGGACGTCCCGGTTGACCGCTGGCTTGCCCTTCTCGTCGAAGAACACCGAGCCGTCGGCGTTGAGGAACATGTCCTCCTTCTTGACCCCGTAGTAGTAGCCTGCGGTCGCCAGCGTCGACTGCCACAGCGTGAACTCGAAAGTCACTACGCTGCGGGTGATCTCGTAGCGGATCGCGGTGTTCTCCTGCCAGGGCACGAACTCCTGGTTGTCCTCGTCGCGGGCCTCGGTGACACCGTCGTCGCTGATGTAGCCGAGGTTGGTGAACACCTCGGGATCGAGGTCCGACATATCTTTCGGGAGCGGGGTGCCCTCCGGCGCGATGTCGATACGGCCGGTGACACCGATGCGCGCGGCCTCGGCCTTGAACCCGTCAATGGTGGGAACTGCCATCTCACTGTCCTCCTGGGTGGCGGTGAAGCAGCGCCCGGCGGACCGGAGCTGCGGATGGGGGTGATTCCTTGACAGGGGTCAAACTTGGGGTGCCGCTAGATGCGGCGAACGTGGATCGAGAACTCGCCGTGCTCGCGGAGCACGCGCGGGTTCCAATCGGTGGCCCGGGAGAACCCGGACTCGGTGACGACCTTCGTGACGCCGACGAACGGGTCGCCGGCCAGCCGCCACAGCACGCGCTGCACGTTCTCGGCGAGCGCGCGGGTCTCGCTGCGCTTGGTGCCGAAGATGTAGATGTCGCAGGCGAACACCGAGATCAGTGGGCCTTGCCCGGCCTGCCACGGTGTCAGCCAGTCCCCGCCGGGCAGGTCGACAATCTGGATGATCGGCAGCTTGGCTTCGAGGCTGGTCGACGGGGGCAGCGTGTCGGAGACGTAGCAGCCGGGGAAGTACTGGGCGACCCGATCGATGATGAGTTTCAGCTCATCGGTCATGGCGCACCGGCCGCCCGGCGCAGCGTGCGCCGTCGTGGGGTGCTGGCGGTGCCGTGTTCGCCGTCGGCGTCGTCGGAGCCGACCAGGCAGATGTAGCGGCCGTTGGGCAGCACTCGTTCGTCGATGGAGAAGGTGGACTGCCCGCCGTGCTCGGCGCCGTCGATGCGGCGGGCCCGCTTGACCACGTCGGTGGCTTTCGCGAGGACGCGTGCGCGCAGCATGGCGACATCGTTTGCCTGCGCGAAGATGTCGTCGGGGTCGAGGTCGACGCGCACCTGCTCAGCCGCCACGCTTGGCCCTGATTCTCTGGAGCTGCTGCTCGAAGAACTCCTCGGGCAGCATCGGCTCGGGCAGCGGTTCGGCCGGCGGCGGCGGGGGCGGGCTCGTGGTCGACAGCTTGTCGACATGGAGGACCAGCGTGACGTCGACCATCCCCATCGTCACCTTGGCGGCGGCGTCGATGGTCGACAGCGGGAACGGGAGCGCGATGCCGTCGAAGAGCACCTGGTCGTTCTGGTAGTCGAGGACCACCTCGATGTCGGCCATCAGACCTGTTCCGCCTTGTAGGTCAGCACCGGGATCAGCACCACCGGCAGCGACTGCTCGTCGTCGCCGGGATCGATGATCGGGCCCTGCCCGTCGATGAGCCACGGGAACTCGGTGCCGTCGATGAGTAGCTTGCGGTGCTGGTGGTCGATGGTGATGCTCATCGCCATGTCCGGGATGGGGTTATCCACTGCGGTACTCCAGACTGATCTCCACGTGGTCGACCCCCGACGGGTAGTCGGCGGATGGCCAGCGGTGGACTTCGCCGACCACGCTCAAAGCGCGGTTGTTGTAGACGATCTGGTCGATTTCGGTGACGTCGAGATCGCGGCCGGGTGGGGTGTGCAGCGTCCAGCCGGTCTGCGTCATGACTCGGCCGCCGTCCCCGATCTCGACTTCGCTGCGGGGCTGGATGTCGACGCCGAACGGGATGGGCGTGCGGGTGGCCCCGTCGGCCTCGTCGTAGGACAGCTGCTCGCCTCCGTAGTCGCCGGCGATGGAGACCGGCCGCAGCACTGCGGCGCGCTGGGCGTAGAAGCTCATCGCGGTATCCGGTACTCGGCGAGGGTGGCCAGCTCGGTGCCGAACAGCAGCCCGACCCCGGATATGGCGGCGGCGTCGAACGATTCGCTGCGTTGCCCCACCTGGATGCGGGACCGCGAGTAGGGGTTGCCGACGTCGCGGAGCACCGCCTGGCAGACCAGCCGCACCAGATCGGCGGGTTGGTCGTAGCCGTCGGTGTACTCGACCTCGATGCCACGGTCGGCGTCGGTCCAGTGCCGGGCGCCGAGCCGGGTCAGCCAGCCGCGCTGCGACCAGGTGAGATCGGTATCGGTGTCGAGGGATTCGCCATCCTCGCTGACCTTGGACACCCTGGTCATGTGCAGCGTGGGGAGCTGCACCACCCGAGTACCCGGCCCGTCGAGGACCTCGGTGTGGGTCCACGTCGGCCACACATGCCAGCCGCACCAGCGGCGGAACGACTCGACGGTCCCGTCGATCGCCTGCGCGATCCCAGGGACGGTGTCGTCGAGTTGCCCGCCGCTGGCGGCGACCACCATGTCGGGGGTGATCCCGTGCTCCGGCTCGGTCACGAGGACTTGGACACCTTCTCGGTCGACAGCGTGGACCCGGCCGCCTTCTTGGCCGGGGCCTTCTTCGCCACCTTGGGTGCCGATTCCTTGTGCGTCGGCTGCGGTGCCGCCTGGTGCCGAGGCAAGTCCTCGGCCCGGTAACGGACGCCGTCGACAGTCACCATCTTGTGCTCTGCCATCAGAGATTCACCTCCTCCTCGTGGGTTGAGGCTGGCCGTCACGCGCCGGTTCCGGCGGTGATGACCGAGAGCCGATTCGGCTTCCAGATGACCTGCGCGGCACGCAGCTCGGCGCGCACGTAGGTCATGTTTCGCTGCGCGTAGTCCTTGTGCTGGTTGAACGCCAGCACCGACAGGCCTTCGCGGTCGAGCAGCGCGACCTGTTTGAAGTCGCCGAGGATGGCGGTGGTGTCCACCAGCCGCTCGGAGACCACGCGCGGACGACCCCACAGGGTGCCCGGGCCGGTACCGAAGGGGCCCTGCCCGTAGTAGCGCTCGTTGGCGTCCTGGAGCAGATCGATCTCGGCATCCATCTCCGGGGACATGACGACCGCGTCCACGGTGCCGCCGGGCAGCCGCAGCAGATCGCGGATGGCGTAGCGGGTGGCCTTGATGAACGCCTTGGCGCCCGCCTCGTCAATGCCGCCGGTGTAGGTCTTCTCCTGCACACCGGAGGTGTTGAGGATGCCCTTCGGCTTGCCGTTGGTGCCGGTGCCGTTGAGGAGGTATTCCTCGACGACGTTGTCCAGCGAGTACTCCAGCTCGTTGTTCATGTAGCTGGCGAAAGCTGGCGCGTCCGACAGCAACTGGTTGGTCACGTCGTAGCCGTCGGCGTAGGTGAACACCTTGGCATCGGCGAGATCGGTCTGGATGTCGCTCAACGGCTTGAGCGCGGCGTCGTCGTCTCGCGACTGCGCCTCCGGCACGATCTCGGCGTTGCGGGTGACCCCGACGACCTGGACGTACTCGAAGTTGCCGCCGGTGCGGCCCCGCGAGATCAGGTCCAGGAACGTGAGCCGGTTGCGGTCGACCTGGTCGATGGTCGGCATGCGGATCGGCTGGATGTGGGCGATGTCGGAGATCAGGGTGTCTCCGGTCGCCTTGCGGTGCATGAACCAGTCGTCGGCCGAGCCGAGCTTGACCCGGCCGATGTTGACCGGCGAGCCGCTGCCGACACCACTCGGGTACTGCTTGGTGAACGCCTTGAACTCCTCGGAGTTGATGAAGGCGTCACCGAAGGACCGAGGCCGAGTCTTCGTCGGCGACCGGCGCTGGCGCTGTTTGGTGCCGGTGGCCGGGTCGTCCTCCTCCTCGTCGTCGTCCTCGGGGTCTTCGTCGTCCTCCGGGGTGGAGTCGGCGATCCCCTTGATCGCGTCCTTGGCCTTCTGGTTCCGCGCGATCTTCTCCCGCAGGTCGGAGATGGTGGTGGCCAGGGTGTCGGCCTCCTTGATCTCCTCCTCGGTGTAGTCGCGATCGCTGATGGCCTTGAGCTGCGCGACACGGTCGAGCGCAGCCTTGAGTTGTGCTTCGAGATTCATCGTTCCTCCTCAGTTCTCCGAAGCGATCAATGTGAGCCGCGCACGAGCCTGGGCGGACCGATCGACGGGCGACGTCTCGCGCGTCTTCGGCTGGCCGGACGTACCGGTCTCCTCCGGCCGGTGGCCGGAAGTCTTCTGAAATTGGGCTTCGCCCAAACGGATCGACGCATCCACTGCGTCGCGCACATGCTTGAGGCGGGCCAATTCCGCCGGCCCCGGCACGTAGCCGTGCAGCGCGGCGGCCTTGGCTTCGAGCAGCTCGGTCTCCTGGTTGGCGCCGACCAGGCAGGGCCCGCACTCGAACAAGGTGACCTTGCGCAGCTCATAGACCTCGTAGCTGCCGCCGTCGTCGGCCTTGCGTTCCACCCAGTCGGCCTCATCGATCGAGTAGCCGAAGCTGGCCTGAGTTACCCGGCGTCCCTTGAGAAGTCCGAACACCTGCTTGCCAGTCGCCGAGTCCAGATCGATCTGGGCGGCCACCTCCAGACCGGCCTTGGTCTCCTCGGCGTCGGTGACCACACCGATGTGGGAGAACGGGTCGGACCACTGGTGGCTCCAGATGAACGGGATGGGGTCGCCGCGGTCCTTCCACCCGGCGAGAGTGTCGGTGAATGCGCCGGGCATCACCACATCGCCGTAGCTGTCGACGTTGTCGAAGACGCTGACGAGCATCTTGACCTGCCCGTCCCCGAGGCCGTCCTCGGTGCCCGCCGCCTTCACAGCGGCGCTGAAATCCTTTGTGAACACGGGTTATTCCTCCGGTGCCGAGTCGGTCGGCGACGCCTGGTCGCCGATGAGGACGTTGAGCGGCACGACGAGTTCGTCGCCGCCCTCGATGGCGGGCAGATTTGCGCGGGCCCGCGCTTCGTTCCGGGTGAGCCACGGTGCGCCGGTAGAGGTCTGCAGGATCGTGGCTTGTTCCTCGAAACTGCCGCGCAGCATCGCTTCTACGTTCGCTTCGACGTAGAGCGGTCGCCGCCCGGACACTTGGGGGGTCAGATGGGTGTTGAACGCCTGCTCCAGCCCGTCGATCCACGGACCGGCCACCTGCCGGTAGAGCATCTGCCGGAAGGCCTCGATGTTGGAGTAGGTGCCCTCCCGGGCACCGATCAGCTCCGGGGGCACGAAGTAGGCCGACGCGACCTCGACGTCGGTGAGCTGGCGGCCTTCGAGGTCTTGGGTGTCCTTCGGCCGGAACGACGACACCTCTTTGAGCTGCATACCGTCTTCGAGGACCAGCCATTTGCCCTCGCCGCCGCCGCCGTCGCGGTATTGGGCCACCTTCTGCTCGAACTTCGACTTCGCCTGCGCCGACCACCGCTCCTCCGGCGACTGGTCGCGTGGGCGTTCGATCACCTGCTGGATGCGGGCACCCTGCTTCCAGATCGACCGGCGATACTTGACCGCCTCCTCGGCCTCCTGCAGGACGTGCTGCAGGGTGCGCAGCGGGGAGATGCCGTTGGCGCCGCGTGGGCTGTAGCCGCGCGCGTAGATGCACTGCTCGGGGTCGATGGACCAGGCGTGCCCGTCGGTGTCGGTGGTGACGATCTCGGTGACCCGCCCGGCCGGGTTGGTCCTGATGCGGAACCGGCGCGGTGGCAGCCGGGTCAGCGTCAGCTCCGAGGAGTTGCGGCGCACCGTCCACACCACGCAGAACCGGTCGTAGAGCAGCTGGTCCATCATCAGGTCGCGGATGAACTCGAACCGGGTGACGCCTTTGCCCGGCGCGGCGAGCGCCTTGGCCAGCGGGTGGCCGGTGACGCGCTGCCGGTTGGTGTCATCGACACGCTCGTAGACGTGGAACGGAACCCCGGCGACCGTGCGGGCCACGAAGCTGGTCACCTTCCGCACCGACGGATGGCGGCGCAACGCTTCGAGGGTGATCGGGGCGTCGTCGGAGAAGTACTCGGTCAGCGGCACCCCTGGGTCGACAATCTCGACTCCGCCCGGGTATCCGGCGACATAGTCCGACAGCTCCGCCAGACTGGCGAACTCTCCGTTGCTGCGGAAGGCAACCATCAGTGGCCCTGCGCGTACCGAATCTGTCCGGCCGGGATCGCCAAGTCACCGTCGGCGGGCTGCCAACCCGGCTGCCGGGAGGTCTCGTTGAACAGCGACGCGCCGGTCAACACCACCCCGTCGGAGCGGACGTCGGTCAGCTTGCCGCGCACCGCGAACCCCCAGCACTGCAGCAACACCTCGTGGCCGCGCTGAGACTTGAGATACTTCTTCACCAGCTCCCTTTCACACCATGATCGGTTCGTCGTCTTCATACGCAGACCTGAAAGGCTTAGGCGCAGGGTGGGATTCGGCCCACGCAGCCGCAGCGCAGGCCATCGCCGGCGCGGCATCGTTCTCGGAGTTCTTGCGGTCGAACACCCACGAGTCGCCGATCGGGCGGGCCTTGATGGTCCGGGCTGCCGCATCCAGCGGCGGAGATGGCCGGTGCCGCAGCAGATGCTGGGTCACCAGGTCGTAGAAGCCGCCGCAGCCCTTGGCCAGGTTGGCGCCACCCCACGGCTGCACCGGCAGCCCGAGATCGCGGAGCTGGTCGAGCAATTCGGAGACCGGAGCGCCACGTTCCTGCGCGGCGATCGCCTCAAACCGGCCTTGGCGGGCGGCGAACCAGTCGATCACCCAGTCGGTCCCGGCCTGCCCGGCGATCACCTCGATGTGCAGCAGCCCGTCCGCGCGACGCGCGGCGACCGCGATGTAGGCCTTGGAACGCTGGTAGTTGACGTCGACCCCGACATAGAGCGGGGCCTGCGGTGCGCGCCGCGACTCCGGGTCGCGGGTGGCCCGCCAGTCCTCCTCCGGGATGACGCCCGTCTCCAGCGAATCCACCCACTGGCACATGTGCTCGGTGCGGAACCCGGCCTCGGTCATCGTCTCGGCGAACCCGATCAGCTTCGCCTCCGGGATCAGGTAGCCCTCCGCCGGATTCGCATACGGATACCACTGCGGGTCGCGGTAGTCGGCCTCCGGTGGCGCCGACCACTCGCCGATGAACGTGCGGGTCGGCTCGGTGCGGTCGGTCTCGATCAGCGCGAGCGCGTTGTCGCGGATGGTGCGCAACACCACCGAGGCGGCGTCCCCGGCGTTGGAGGCGGCGACGACCAGCGCGTGCCGCCGGGCCGTGGTGGTCGGCACAATCGCGTTCCACGCATCCCAGGTGGCGTGCTCACGTAGCTCGTCGAGTTCGGCGAGGTCCGCCGACAGCGACCGGCCGCCCCGCCGGTTGGAGGTGGCGGCCCGCCACAGCCGTTTACCGGTCAGCGCGAGCCGGTGCTTGCCGTTGGTCTTGTGGTAGGCGATCTTCTCGCCGTTGAGCGACGGATGCTCCTCGACCTCGGCGACCCCTTCGGCGAGGGTGCCCTCGGCGTAGTCGAGGTTCTGGGCGGTGATCAGCGCCTGGCGGGCTCCATGCACAAACAGCATCCACAGGGCCAACCCGAGGAGCCACTTCGTTTTGCCGTTCTGCCGGGCAATCTCGATGACGATGGTGTTGAACCGAAACGGGTAGTCCCAGTACTCAATCCACTGTCCCTGCTCCTGGTCCCAGGCGGAGAACTCGGTGAGGCCGGCGGCGAGGTCCTTCTCCAGGCTGTGGATATACAGCCACTTCTGATACGGGATCAGCTCCCAGCCCAGCACCTGCTCCAGGAACCCGATGCACTCGAATCCCCACGAGGTCTCCGGGGTCAACTCCTGCAGCGGCGGCGTGAACAGCCGCGGCTCGGTGTGCCCGTAGGTGATCTGCTCGGGCAACACGGCAGTCACGCCGACACGCCCCGATTCGCGCGGAACTTCGCCAGATCAGTGGCCGGGCGATCGGCGGCAGTCGCCCCATCCGACGCCGTCGGCGGGGAATCGGGGACCTCGGTGACCTCGCCGAGCAGCCCTTGCAGCCGGGCCTCATGCACCAGCAGGCGGCGGCACAGATCGCCAGACTTGACCTCCCCACGCAACGCCAGCGGATAGTGCGCCCGAAACAGCGCCTCGGTGCGCTCCAGCTGGACGTCGATGGCCTGATCGAGCAACACCTGGCGGCGCTGCCGCGACTTCGCCAACCCCGCCGACACGATCCGGTGCGCATGCCCGATCGACGCGATCTGCAGCCCGTCCATGATCTGCTGGTAGGTCGCCCCGGCCAGGAACATCTGCAGCGCCCGCTCGTCGCGCTCCCGACGCTTGTCGGCGGTCAACTGGGCACTCATGCCGCCACCCGATCCGCAAACGACACCGCACGGCCCTCACAGGTCGGAGTGATACCGGTGTGCTCCTCGAACCGGCGGCAGATCACGTCCGCATAGCTCGGATCGAGCTCGACGAGCCGGGCCACCATGCCGAGACCGTGCGCGGCGATCAACGTCGACCCCGACCCGGCGAACGGATCGAACACGACCGCCCCAGCACCACCGGAGTTGGCCAGCATCGACGAGATGAGCGCGACCGGCTTCATCGTCGGATGTGCCGACGACCGGGCCGGTTTCGGCACCTCGAACACCGTCGCCTGGCTGTTGTCGCCGTGCCACCGGGCCCCGCCCCGACCCAGCCGGCCACGGCCACCCGGGGTGAACCCGTAGAGGATCGGCTCGTGCTTGTACTGGTAGTCCGAGCGGCCCAGCACGATCGTGTTCTTCACCCAGATCAGGTTCTGGCGCACCTTGAGCCCGGCGGTGAGCATCGCCGTCTCGAAGGTGACCCGCTCGGTGTCGGCGTGGGCCACGTACACGGGAACCCCCGGCGCGCACACCGACGACAGCACACCGAAGGCCCCGTCGAGCAACCCCGCCAGCCCAGCGGAACCGTCATTGCGGATGGTCAGCGAATCCTTCGTCTTCCCCACGTACTCGACGCCATACGGTGGGTCGGTCCACACGACCGTCGGCTGCTCCCCGGCCAGCATCGCCTCCACCGCCGCCAGATCGGTGGCGTCACCGACCAGCAGCCGATGCTCACCGAGCTGCCACACCTGCCCCGGCTCGGTCACCGGGTCGGCGGGCGCATCCGGCACATCGTCGGGATCGGTATGCGGCTGCGGCGGGAACAGGTCGTGTTCGAGGTCGGCGATGAACGCCGGGTCGTAGCCGGTGCCGTCGAGGGTGTCGAGGGAGTCGAGCAGCTCGAACAACGCCTGCTGGTCGTAGCTACCCAGATCGGAGGTCCGGTTATCGGCGGCGACGATCGCGCGGGCCCCGGCGGTATCGACGTCGACGAACGCGACCTCGATCGTCGGCCAGTCCAGCCCACGCGCGGCGAGCAGCGTGTGGTTACCGGCGAGCACCTCGTTGGCCCGGCCGGTCTGGCTGCCCCGGTTGACCACGATCGGCTTGTATTGGCCGTTGCTGCGCAGCGAGGCGGCGATGGCGTCGACGTCACCGCGCCGTGGGTTGCCCTCGAAGGTGCTCAGCGCGTCTACCGGCACGGTCTCGTAGTCGATCTGCACCTGATTGCACCTCCTTGCGCGATGTGAGCGCGAATATGCGCGTGTGTGTACAGTTCTGCACCCTTTGTGGGTACGAAATCGCCGCTCCCGCAAAGGGTTTCAGCGATTCCGGGGGGGCTGAAATGGCCTGTGCCCCTAGGGGTTTCGTCTGCGCTTCTTCCTCGGGGGGGGAGGCCGACGACCGGCGGCCGTTGGCCAGGCCCCGGTTCCGCCGTGATCCAGACCCCCCTACCCGCCGCCGGGCTGGCCGGTCACCACAGCTCGGAGGGGGTGCCGAGCTGGAGGTGGGGGGCTCGCCGGCCTCGGCGGGTGTTGCAGCCGAGGTGCGATGGCGCGAAATTGGCGGGGTCCTCGGCTAATTCGGGTGCGTCGGCGAGTGGGATGCGGTGGTCGAGGGAGAAGCTGTCGGGGTGGCCGCCGGGCAGGCCGTAGTCGATGGGCCGTCCGCAGAGCCAGCAGTGTTCGTTGCAGGCTTCGCAGGTGGCTTTGAACTCGCGGCGGAGTCGCCGGTAGCGGCGGGTGGATCGGCCGCGGGTGTGTCGGGTCATCGATGCT